AAATTCTTATTAAAAGCAGAGTTTTTAGTGAATGCAGGTTCATAAGTACCAGCATGATTGTGATTAGATGGAGATGCACCTACTTCGCTCGCTGTGTAACTAGGTTTACTAGCAGCCTTCGCCCATGCAGATACATCGCTTGCCGGCATCGAGGTTGGGAAGTCGCTAATATCCGCTTTCTTATGCGTGTGAGCTAACGGAGTTCTTGCATTGCTTAACCGGGCGTCGTTACCCTCGCATACAGTCCCAGCACTAGTCCCAAAATCTTTATTAAAAGCTGTAAGTTTAGTGATAATCAGTTCATATCGACTATCATGGTTATGGGAGTCCAAAGCTGCTTTCAATGCCTTTCCCTGTTCGGCGGAAAGGACTTTATTAGTCCCTCCACTTGTCAGATTATTAACAATATCAGAAATATTAAGTTTCTTTCCTAGCTCTGTTGCCATCGTCGTGGCAAAGTTAGGATCATTGTTAAGGGCATTCGCCAATTCAATAAGTGTATCGAGAGCATCCGGAGCACCGGCAACAAGCGCATCAACCGCAGCTTTCACTTTTGCGTCAACTCCTGAAACAGCATTGTTAGCGGCCAATGCTGCTGCGTTGGCATCGTCCGTGGCTTTCTTTGCTAACCCTGTTTGTATTACAGATGCATCCTTGGCTGCATTTGCGTCATCTGTCGCTTTCTTCGCTAAGGCAGTTTGAGCTTCCGATTCAGCTTTAGCGGCATTGGCGCCTGCCGCTGCAATCTTAGCTCCTTCTTTGGCTTCATTAACACTACCAGCCACAGTATTAGCCGCATCCGTGGCTTTCTTAGCGAGGGCTGTCTGCTCAACAGACGCATTTTTAGCGGCATTTGCATCGTTAGTAGCTTTCTTAACGGCTTCAAGCTCTGCCGTGGCTTCTTCTGTTGCCTGTGTCATTTCCTGCACAATATCGGCATACTCTGACTTACGTTGAGACTCTGCTTCGACACGTTCAGTTTCGGCATTTACACGCTTAGTCTCATTTGATGAACGAGTACCTTCCGCAGTTTTACGCTCATCTTCATTCTGTTTTCTCTTATCTTCTTCGGATGATCGAGAAGTTTCAGCCGTGGCACGTTCGGTTTCAGCAGCGTTTCTCTTACTTTCTTCTGACACCCGGTCTGTCTCCGCTGACTTGCGGGCAGTTTCGGCAGATACACGTTCAGATTCGACGGTAACACGGTCAGATTCGGCAGCCACACGTGAGGTTTCATTCGTTTCCCTTGTCGCTTCATCTGCTTTCCGCTTATCCTCGGCAGAAACACGGGTAGATTCAGCGGAAGAACGACCACTCTCCGCAGTTTTTCGTTTGTCTTCTTCCTTCACACGTTCCGATTCAGCAGAAGAACGACCTGTTTCAGCGGTCTTGCGTGCATCTTCATTACTTTTACGTGTTTGTTCATCCGAGACACGTTCAGCTTCTGTATCAACACGTCCGGATTCAGCAATTACCCGTTTATCTTCAGCAGTTACGCGGGCCGCTTCTTCTGTCTTACGCGCATCTTCATTTTGCTTTCTGATATTTTCAGCAGAGGAACGTCCGGTTTCAGCCGTAACACGTTCTGTTTCGGAAGTCTTTCTTTTATCTTCTTCGGACACACGGGAAGTTTCGGCAGATTTGCGTGCATTCTCATTAGTCACACGTTCGGATTCGGCATTGCCTCTCGCTGTTTCAGCATTCTTTCTAACCTGCTCGTTAGATTCTCGTGTACCTTCGTCAGTTACACGTTTCTTTTCTGCATTGTCCCGTGCAGTTTCAGCAGTAGAGCGTCCACTTTCAGCGGTTTTACGTGCATTTTCATTAGTGATACGTACTGATTCAGCAACTTCCCGGGCTTGCTCTTCACGAGAACGATTCGTTTCGGCTGTCTGCCTGGATTGTTCGGAAGCATTGCGACGGGATTCATCAGTTTCACGAGTCGATTCATTCTCTTCAACTGTGGCTTCTAACTGCCTCATATCGGTAGTTGCTGTTTGTGCATCACTCGTAGCCTTGAGCATATTATCCAAGGCAGTCTGAATCTTCTCTAAACCAAATTTAAGGCTAGTCTTAACTCCGTTGATTACTCGGTAGCCGATAGTGAAGAAGCCTTTCATGTCGCTGGCTTCGTTCAGTTCTGATATTTTTTTCTTCTTTAATGGCATAGCAAATCAATTTAAATCTATATAAAACTCTCCGTCCTCTGTTATGATAAATTCGCCCGCTTCGGATGAAAGCAAGAACTCCGTTTCTCCGATCCGAAAGCTGGTAAATACGAGTTTCAAGGTAAATTCCCACCATACACCGTTATTTAGCATGAAATCATTCGTCTGACAACTTTTATAATAGCAGGGATAGCTTTCACTCCATTCATCACAATAAAATATACGTTCCGCGTCGGAATACTCATATCCTTCATCATCGACTTTAGCAGATAGCCGTGTTAAATCATGGAGTAGGGCATCGTGATTACGCCAGAACAATTCAACCGTCCCGGCCCGCATCAGGCATTTGAGAGATACTTCTTTGGTTTGGAATTTCACAACTTCACCATCGTAGATTGCTCCGTCTTGACGCTTGAAATTCTGTAATAGGTTCTTTTTTACCGTCGGAGCCTTTAGTATTTCAGCATTGCTACCTTGCAATACGACTACGCCATAATCGGATAAGTCTTTGTCATCAATCTCGTAACCTTTAGGCATTGGAAGCTCATTTACGGGCTCCTGGTATTCGTAATCGACTTCTCGGGGGAAGTCGTTACTAAAAATAAATTTAGCAACTTCAAGGCCCGGATTAATAACATAGCTGCTTTGGGAAGACAGACGTAACTTATAACTCCTGCCGATTAAGGGAAAGTAAAATTCATGATAACTCAAGTCAGAAAGTATATCAATCAGTCCACCAATACCCAAACTGCCTATATATGCAAACTCAATGCTTACTTCAGCCGTATCCAATGTAGGACTAGAAAGATCAAATTCCTGTCCGTCTTCTTCCGGCCAATCATTCTTGTCCGGTTCCTTCATGGTTGGAAATGCTACCAGGTTATTATAACTTCCCTTTGTAATACATATACCCAAACTGATATAAGCATCTATTCTGTCTATTAGTAATTGCCCTTTCATCGCTTAAGTGTTATACCTTTAGTGTTTAACGTGTCTATTCCCAGCTTTACAGCGTACATGAACTCTCTTATTTCCACAAGGTTAGATGTGTAATTGGAGATATCCGATAAATGGGAAACAATAGTATCATTACCCCGAAGCATTTCAGCCATATTCTTATCCATATTTATTAGATATGACAGTTTCTCTGCTATTTTCTCTGTTCCTGAATTAATACTCTTAACTTCCTCATTTATAGAATAAGTATGCGAAGTCATTACAGCAAAGCTTCCATCTAGTTTGTTGGCTGAATCTTGCGACATTGAAGCAAATCCTTTCTTTGATGCCTCACGCTCATCGTCGTTATCATTCCAGCCGAACATTTCTGCCATTGCATCTCGTTTTGCTTTCATTTCATTAGAGAGCTGTTGCCCTTCTGCCTTCAGTGCATTATACTCATCTTCAGTCACACCGTCATCCATAGCATTGTTAAGTTTTTCTCTCCAAGCCATTAAGCTGTCCATGAATTCTTCTTTAAGCATAGAATTTACGATGGCATTCTTCATATATTCCTCGAAGTTATCAGCGAAGTCAGCAGAATCGGCGTCCATATCATTAAGCAAGTCCTGAAAGTCTGAACGAAGAGAGCTGTAATCAAGAAGCGTGGTATCAGCTATTTGCTGTTCCAGCACCTCCGCTACCTGTCCGACACCATTTGCGATTTGATCTGCAAATTTCTGCGTGTCTGAATCAAGTTGAGACCAGAAGATACCGGCATGTTCCTGAAGTTCCGCAAGTTGCTCATCGGTCAAATCAAATAATCCAGTCATACGACCACCCATTTTCTTTTTAAATTCCTTTACGGACATGCCTAATGCCTCTGCAGCTTGTTTCCAACCTTCACCGGACATATCATCTACTTCATCATAACCCTTTGAGTGTGACTTTCCAGAAGCACCAGAATTTAAGTATTGTTGCCCCAGTACTCGGGCATTTGCGCTTTGTTCTTTGATATTGGCAATAGCAGCTTCATAAACAGCGTTTGCGGTATCTCCTGTCAAGGTCTCCGCTAACTCCAGCTGTTTCTCAATTATCCGATCAAGAATATTAATATAGGATTCATACGTTTCTTTCGCTTTCTCGTATTTTTCTGTCGTATCGTCCTTAGTGAACATACTGAAAATCTTTGTTGCTACCTGTATAACGGCACTAATAACAGCAAGAATAACAGATGCCTTCTCAACTGTACTGATAGCGTTAGCCGATGTATCTGCTGCCATTTCAACACCACTCATAGCAGTCAATGCAAAGGTCCCTATTTCACCAATCAATGAGATAATTTCACCAGCCGGTCCACCGATTGATTTTCCAACATCAGTTAATGCGTCTGATAATTCATCTAACTGTGCTTTTACATCTTTCTCTGCTTTCTTTACCTTAGCATCCTTCTGTACCACCTTATCTTTCGCCTCATTGTATCTCGAAGTCTTTTCTTTTACTTTATCCAAAGCCTGTGCCTCGGTCAGATAAGCTTTTGTGGAATCAATTTTACCAGTCTTTTCGTTGAATTTAGAGGACTTGACACCATTTTCAATCTTAGCACCACCTTTTACAGCTTCTTGAGTCTGTTTAGCATTTTCTAATTCCATTTGCGCATTAGCTAACTCTTCCTCTGCTTCTGCTAATTCTTTCTTCTTGTCAGATAATGATTGAAACGGGTTACGTGAATCCAATTCATCCATAATTGATTGAATAGTACTAGTATATTCGCGAAGCTGGTCCGGGGAAAGAACTTTGGCAGCCGTACTCTTTGCATTCTCTAATTGAGTAAGCAGAGAATTAAGAGTTTCAGAAGACGTTTCTTTCAGATTTTCAAATGCACGAACATACTCCGGAGACTCTTTCAACTTATCGTAATCCAGGCCCATCAATTCCATTCCCTTGTTCTTTGTTGCTTGAGCAATAGACCGATCAATTTGTTCAACCTGTTCTGTATCTCCATTCTTTACTGCTTGTTTTCGTTGTTCCTGCAAGGTGGCAATATCTTCGTTGAATTTTCGTTCAATAGCAAGGCGTTGGTCCGTATAGTCTTGATACTGATTCAGCAAATCAGCTAAATCATCCCCACGATTGTACTTTAAATCTGTAGTTTCCTTTTTTTCATTAGCAACTTTATCAAATGCATCAAACTGTTTCTTTACTGGCTCTGACTTGACATATACTGATGCATTGAAGATTTTATCTTTATTGTCAGGATTAGCATCAAAGGCGGAACGAGCATCTTCAATCACTTTTAACTTTTTGTCTTCAGCTTCGCGATCGATAGCCTGTAATTCTAGTTTATGATTGAGTTCCCTTTGTTTTAGAACCTTTTCACTGCTCTCTTTAAGCTTATTTATTTCAAGCTGCTCTAGTTGGTTTGCAGAGTCTTCTTTCATACGCTGTTGCTCTCTATTCTGCTTATCTAGCAGGAGTTTATATTTCTCCTGTTCTTCACGTAGCTTTTTCGCTTGGTCATCCTTCTTGGAAGATGAATCATAGACTTTTAATTCTTTTTCAGCCTCCTTTAGCTTCTTGACATTTTCTTTATAAGACTTTACCACAGCAGAATCTATCCCTTTGAACTTTCCGGCATCCATTTGCTTCTTTTGTACTGAAGCGATTGATTCCAATGTTTTAGTAGCATCTTCTTTTTGTTTTGTCCAAAAGGCTTTATTTTGAATGGCAGCTTTTTCTTCTTCTTTCTTTTGTTCTTCCTTTGCTTTCTTCTGAATTTCATTTATTTTCTCTACTTCTTCTTTTGCAAGACGGGCAGACTCTGCAGCTTCATTCTTCTTTTTGGCTAATCGTCCAATTCTTATACTTAATCCTGGATCTTCAATACCATCTTTTCTATTTTTTTCAGCTTCATCGATAGCCTTTTGCCATTCAGCGGTAGCTGCATCAAGTTCTTCTTGCTTCATAACAGCTCTAACCTTAATCCCCATTACATATTGCTCATTTTTATCTTTGTTGAGTAGTTTTAAAATATCATGGAGTTCCATTGTTTTAATCTTCTCTAAATCAAGATTTTTTAAAACATTTGGCATTATAGATTGAAGTTGTTTGTATGCACTTAATTTATCAAATTGACTGGATGTTTCATCTCTTATAATATTGACAAGACTTTCTGCCTTATTTTTCAATTCATCAAAATGTTTTTTTTGAGTCTCCATAGCAGCATTATGCTTTCTTATAGCTCTTTCGGAGACAGATTCTGCTGTAGCACATTTGTAAATTGCATACCCAAGCCCTGCAAATGCGGCAGCTGCTAATACATAAGGATTAGTTAACATTGCAGCAGCATTTTTTAGTTGTGCAATAGTTTGAGCTTTGAGGGCTTTTGTCAATAAGATACGAGAAGATGTATTCTTTGCAATCATTGTTGCCTCAATAGCGTACAAGCCTTTCTTTAGGACTAAATCAGCGGCCTCAATAGCACGCTGTCGATTTACAATTGCTGTTACCGTTGCATATACTTGCTTAGCAGTACTTACAGCAAGAATACTGCCTTTGTATCCTGCAAGGGCAGTCGTAACAACAACTATTAATGCTCCTATTTCTTTCAATGCTTCTTGAGCGCTTCCGTCAGCAAAGGCTTCATTCATAGATTGCGCTGCACTGGATATTTCCTTTAAGATTTCTTTTCCTAACGGGCGAAGGGCAGCTGTTATATTATTACCAAGAAGCTTCATTTGATTCTCGGCTGATGAGGACATTTCTATAAAAGCAGCTTCTGCGGCACCTGTTGCATTTTTCATTTGTTCCAGATCGGACGCAGCACCTACTGCATTTTGTCCGGTTATCATTAGTGCAGCCTGTAAAGCTTCGTCGGTACCCAATAATTCTTTCATTTTTGTAGTACTTCCGTTTGCTTCGTTATAGATCAGCTGTAATGCTTCCTGGAAAGAACGTCCGGAAAAGGCTGCATCACCTAAATGGTTAGCCGTTCCCATAATTGCCGCACGTATTTTAGTCATCGCTTCGGCTGTTGGAACACCTTGTTTGGTTATTGATACGACAGCTGCTAGCACGTCTTCAATATCAATACCGAAGGACGAGGCAATGGGAGCAGCTTGAGCAATACTCTTTCCAAGTTCTCCCATTGTAGTTTTACCAAGCTTGGCTGTGGTAAATAACATATCAGAAACAGATTCTGCTTCAGAAGCTCCTTTTTTATATGCATTAAGAATTGTAGTGATAGCATCTGCCGAAGTAGCCGTTTCTGTAACGCCGCCGATAGCAGCCTTAGCAGATACTTTTAGAATATTCATAGCATCCGCTCCATCATGTCCTGCAGATACAATCTGATATAGTGCTTTCGCTGACTCTACGGCTCCGACTGGAACCTCTCTAGTCATATCAATAACGCTATTCATAAAATCGGTAAGACTGCCTTTTATCCCGCTTGAAAGAGTAGCAACTTCTTTCATGCTTTGCTGGAACTGCTTTTCGAAGTTATATGCTTCTTTGGCTGCTTGAGTAAATGCGATTCCCGCACTAATGCCAATCCCTCCGAATACATCAAAAGCGGTAATTTCACCGGCCATTGCCTTTATGATTCCCATCGCTTCTTGACGCCCGGAATATAGCCCTGAATTATCTATACCTGTAGCGAAATATAACGCACCATCTTTATTCTGAATACCCATATAGCATTTATTCTTAAAATATAAAGAGGAGGTAAAATTTGGCTATTTCGAGAAGAATAAGCATCTTTGCAGTGTTCTAAGACCAAGGAACGATTTTTATTTCAACGTATTAGGGAGTTGATTCGCCTACTATACCACAATATAGGCTATCAATTCCCTTTGCTACATAATCCTAATGCGTTGCAATAGATTATGTTCCTTGGTCGGAAAGAATAGGGGAGAGATAGCCTTTTTCTATAATATATAAATTACTATTCATTAGCGCCATGACCAAGGAAAATGAGAACGTATCTGTAGCGAATAAAAGGAACTACACAGAAGAAGAAATTAATGCTGCTTACAAGAAGGGCAAGGATGAAGGAAGAATTGAAGGGATGCTCGCTTATCAGAAAAGATTGATTGAGAATCTACAGCGGGATAATGCATCTCTCAATCAGAAGCTTCAGGAGATTAAAAAATAATCCCCCATATCTTCACAGATACAAGGGACTAGAAAACATACTCTAAACCAATTTATAAAAAAACAGTTAACCTAATATATAAACACAATGGCAAATTACCTTATCGTTTGACCTTTCCAGCAATATCGTTATATTTCTTTATCCTGACTGTCTTACTAGGGTCATCAAAAGACGGAAGTTCTACCCACTCGTAATCTTGCCCTTCAACATTTCCGTCTTCGTCAGTCGTTTTATTACGCTGTTTCATCACAAATGAGTACTCCTGAAGCAATATCTCTATTAATCCATAGCTACTATCCAACGTCTGATTAAACGTTAATCCTAGGGCTTCTTTTGCAATAACTAAGAATCTGCTTTGGTTATATCCTTCCAGCTTTGCAGATTCTTCCGAGCGGCTATTATCTCCGTCTCTCGTAGCGGGCTCACGTTCCGAAGCATCGTGATAGATGTGCAAAAAGGGTGATACCCTATACGATATATGATTGCATTAAACAGGATCCGTATATCCTCCCATGTCGTATTGTCTGCGAGAGTATTCTTGAACCATTCCGGAGGATCATTAGGCTTATTGTGAATCCCCAGGCAGACAATATCAAAAAGCAATCCTCCATATTTATTCATCAATTCTGGAAAATCAGCATTCAGCTCACCATCTTTCACAATCATTTTATCAATATCTTCCTTTTCAATTTCAAGGAGAAGCGGACGAATTCTAAACCATGTCCGGACAGTGATAGGCTTTATTACAATACAATCACCGGGATCCTTTCCTTTTGGAATAGAATCTCGGTTAGTAAAATCAAATGGAATCTTGACAGGCTGCTCCGTTACAGATTCCGATTCTTGCTGAAATAAGTTCTTTATACTCATAATTTCCTCAAGGAGCCTAGCCCGTTGTACTTCCGGGCAATACTTCCGGTTATTTGCAACTAACCTTCAATACTTTCAGCTCCATCCTTCAATAGTTTGTTCCTGTAGACGGAATCGAACCGCCGGTCTCTACTTAATAAATGTAGCGCTCTAACCAACTTAAGCTATACAGGACCGTTAATTATTTTTTCGCACCACTTGGAGCAGCTTCTCCGCTTTCGACATTCGCTGCATTAGCTGGGGCTTCTCCGCCTTCGGCAATAGTAACTACTTCGCGCATAAAAGCGGTCTGTCTCTTACCGTCTACAGTAACAGCAGCTTGCATATATACACGAACAAGTAACAACTCTGCTTGCTCTGATCCGGGAGCCTGTGAAATCTTTGAGGCGATCTTACCATTCACGATGGTATAAACGACCTTCTTACCGTTTTTAGGTAATGTTTCGCACTGGAACGTTTTTGAAATAGAAGGAGTATTAAGAGGCTTTTTCCAGATGTTTTTTCCGCCTGTTGTATCTACTTCACCGCCTGCCAGTTCTTTGAGAACCTCATTTGATGGAGTAGGGATGGAGAACTCGACATAATCTGTCGTATCTTTCACAAGTTCAACATAAAAAGGTTCTTCACTGCCTTCCACTTCAATTTTTACTTCTTTGGGATCTGCAAAGTTGAATGCAACACTTCCTTTGGTCGGAAGGGGATAATCTTTGAGATCTGCACCGGGAATGCCGTCACCGACTGTTCCAAATTTAATTTTACCTACGCCCATAGCGATAGGTCTTACTTCTCCTGCCATAATTATTGATCTATTAAAATTTCTAATCTAATATTTGTACAAGCGAATTTCTCTTTCAAGTCCGGCATTGGAACACTCCAGAGAACTGTCACTTCTTTACATACACCGTCATTACTATTGATTGAATCAAGCGACTTCCGCACCTTACGCTTTAATTCTTTCATTCGTTGACGTTTTAACATACCATTCTCATCACTCCAAGGTACGAAGATATTGATGTTAACAGGCACTTTATTGATAAAGTCAAGTTCATTCAATTGCAGATGATTGATAACGATATGTTCATTGGTCAAGCCAGCTTCCGATTTGTCCTTGTAAATCATAACATCGGTGCCCGCAGCGGCCACAGCATTATAAACTATATCTACAGCGTCAAATTCATCCATATTCAAATTTTACTAAAAACAGATTTCAATGTCTCCCTTAGATATTTCTCACATTGAACGTTCGCACCTGAAACGACTTCATACCCTTTAGCTTCCACGGCTGCCGCATATTCCATTCCTGCAACGCCGACCAACACATAACCACCAGTATACGACAGTGAGACTTCTTCTGCAAGCCTACGACCTTTGTACTTACCGGTGGTCTTGTCAGTACCTTTGTCTCCTTCTTTGAAGTTCTCTGTAACCACTTCACCGTCTTTAGCTATTATATATCCGATAGAGGAACGAAGATTACCGGTCTGGTCTTTATATGAGCCACTCCGGCGGGCTACTTCGATAAACTTTTCACCTCCTGCTTGCAGGAAAACAAGCATCTTATCTTCTGCTTTACTTTGAAAATGGTCGAACCAGCGTTCCATTTCATCAAAGGTGAATAGGGGAGTCATGCCATTTTTCATACGTTGATAATTGAATGTGATTGATAAGGTTCCCAACAGATAACCGGTACATCAATACCCTTTGATGCAACTTTCAAACGCAAAAACTTACTATCTGCCGGCGGTTGCATTTTGGAGTAGAAATAGCCATGTACCTGTGTTTCATCACCAGCCGAATTGTGTTTTAAAACAATTCTTCCATCGCTTACCGGGTCGTAGCGTCCGGGGACAGATATTTCAACCGGTTTCCCAGGAACCCATTCACCATTAACTAAGTGCCCGTTAGCCTCAATAGTAACTATTGCTGTATGTGGATACCGTTTTACCATCTGTTGCCAGCTCTCCCTTTGATAATGATTCGTTTCTCAAGTTTAGCAGCTTTCTCCGGCTCCCCGTTCTCTATGTACAGTTGCTTTGCAGTCTGAATATAGAAAGAACGGGGATGAGTGATAGAAAGCTTGTTTTCACTGAAATCTTGAGAGTTTACCATCATGGCATACATATCAGCGACACAAAGACCGACTTGCTTCATGCTTTCAGTAGTACATTCCGCTTCGGGGTTGATACCCCGCCTAACGAAGACTACCTTATCCAAGAAGCCTTCCATATCCCCAATAGATGGATATTCCAGTATTGTTTCTCTGATTGTTGCCATTATAGTTTACTCTTCATCTGTTTTTTCAGTATCTTCATCGGCCGCCCATTCCTTGGCATCAGTTTTCATGATATACATTGCATCAGGATCGTTAACTACCGGGATGGCATTAGCTTCTGCTTTAGTCCACTCTTTGAACGGTTCAAGTTCAGACCACTTGCTGATAAAAACAAAGTCTTTTTTCAGTGTTGTTGCTTTCTTCTTGTACTCGACAGAATGTTCCGCTGCAATAGGACCATGTTGGATGTCACCGCATTGTAAATCTTCCAAAAAACAGATATTAGCGGCTTCCCATGGATTGATCGTAGTGCGATTATGAGAAGCATCTTCAATACGAACAGCCGGGCTCACTAAGACAATTTGAACACCTTCTGTATTCTCTTGTGCAGAGAGATATTCATTGATAACTTTCTTGGAGATAGTCAGCTTTTCTTTCTGATTGATCCAGCCTTTAACTTTCTCGATAACGGCTTTCTGTTTCTTCAATAAAGCAAATCGATCTTTACGCATCACTACGTACTTAATGGTAACACCATCAGCAGAGGCAGAAACTACTGTATCTTCAATGTCTTGCAATCCGTCTGCAGTGTTTGCATTTGCCCAGTCAGCAGCAGAAACCTTTTTATTTTCATTCTTCATACCACAACCAACAAATTCCTCGGTAACAATACCGTTATTATTGCTTGAGTTTAGAGTGAACCCACCTTTAGACATCAGCTGCATGCACCACCATTCGAAACGTCCACGAACAGCGTTATATACAAAGTCCTGATCTTTGAAAGCGAGGTCAAGGATAGATTTCAAATCCGAATCACCTTCACAATCACGGCTAAGTTGCCGGTATTCGTTCCAGTCGCTTTCATTCATACCACGCTTAACGGCAGTCTTGGGGATATCACCTGACATCTTACCTACAACTTCACGTTTCTTTTGCGGTGCAGAAGAATCAAAGCTGATAACGTCTGCAATAACAGGAGCACCTTTCTCTCCGGTCAAAGTTTCCCATTTCAGAGAATCTTTCTGCTTTACACCGAAGAAGTTAGGGAAGAAGACCGGCTTAACTTTACGTGAGTTAAGTCGTGCTCCCATGTTCTTACGGTTCACTTGTTTAATTAAACTTCTTTCCATATATCATTTATTTTAATGGATTAGACAAAACGGATAAAACGGAGCAATGCTTTAATAGCGTCGTCAACAGGGTAGGGCATTACTGCTTCATTAACAGTACCACGCACCAAGAGGCCTGACTGCTGGTTAGCTACGGTCACATCAACCTTGTTCATAGTGATAACCTCCGGGGTATACTTGAACTTTGCAGCTTTGGCAGCAGCTTTAGCAGTAACAAGGACTAAGACATCATTAATCTTTGCGGCTCCAATAGCTCCAGAAAGAGTTATTGTGTCATAAGCTGCATTGGTTTTGTCAATTGCAGAGATTACATCAGAAGCTCCGGTTAAAGCACCACCGATTGTAACAGCTTCCCCAACTTTAAACACATGATTCTTTGCGATTTGAATAGCAACAGCATCGGCAGCCGCGACAGCAGTAACTTTTCCGGTTTTAACAACATGGTAAAGGCCATTAGCATCTTTACCCACAATTACAAGCGGAGGAAGCTCGTCGATGATTCCCTTCAGTTCCGCGCGGGCAATAGTTCCACCGCCCTGAATGTCCTCGATAATCTTTTCGATACCAGGAGCATACTGAAATTCACTTTGTTTTTTTCTGAACATAGCTTTTAATATTAATAATTATTCTTCCAGACCAAGGCTAGCAGTGCCATTATCAGAGCTTTCCTCGTCCTCCATTAACTTTAACCATTCCTGTTCGGTACGTTCTTTGGGCTTATAGGAATTAGGCTTGTAATCACCACCGGCGACTTCATCATCAATAACAGATTGTTTGATTTCGGCAAATTCTTCTTGAAGCTCTTTAATCTGGTCTTCAACAGAAGTTTCAGAATTGACATCAATACGATTGAACCATTTTGCAGGGAGTTTAGAATCTGCAAACAATGCTTTAGCAGATGCCTGCTTCGTAGAAGTAGTGACTGTTGTAGCGACAGTAGAGACAGATGCAGCCAACTCGGAAATCTGTTTCTGCTGGGCTTTCAACAACTTAACAACAGAAGCAGGCAAGCCTTCGAGATCTTCGTCCTCGTCTTCATCTTCTTCGTCATCTTTCGGCTTCTTAGTTTTTTTAGTCTTAGTTGTCTCAATAGGTTTTCCATCCTTCAAACCG